GGTACTTTTACATCTTCTCACGATGGCACGCAGTTTCCCGCGTTGCTAACCCTTACCAAAGGGGATTACTTTACGAGTGGTAATATCTCGTCTAGTGGCATAATGGGTTCTCCGAAGCAGCCTTGCCAAAGGTGCTGTCCTTTTCAACCCTGAACATCGCCTCTTTTTATCTTTTGTTTGGTTTTGTGAGGCTGAGGGCACATTCTGGCCTCTAAGCGTTGGCGTACGCATATGTGGCAACCCTGCACACGAACGCAGACACCGTGGTCGCAGCTCCAAACGCGAGCAAAGCGGTGGCTCCCAACACAGGGACAGTGACGCGGTACGATTCAATCCAAACTTGGTTGGCTGAGTCATACGTGGCGTCAAGTGCGGTGGCTGTACAATTAGTGCCAGTTATGGCACCAGTTGCGGTGTTCAGGCCAGTGCCGGTGGCCTTCACCTGAATAAGGAATTCACCAACAGTGTTGAATGTCAACGTGTTGGTGATGGCGGTAACTGGAAGATTACCGGTAACTGTAGCAGCCACTGTGCCGAAGATATGATCTTTATCAAGCCCGGTAGTCCCAACGATCTTGGCAGATCGGGCGGAGGCTTGACCGGAGACGTCACGCTGAGGCGTGTAGAAGGTGACAGAATATTCACAGAATATATTGCCAACCACGGCTGCGGTAGCGTCCGCTGCGGTGGTACCGCAAAGGAACTTACCTACATCATACGTGCGTGCATCGTTCCCTGAAGGAACGGAACCGCTACGAATGTATCTTCGTTTGCCTAACGCAGCTGTGTCAGACATACTAGCTGCGTAGGTTAAACTCTTCCAAATGGAATCCTGGACGGCGCGAGAGTTCGAAAGGAGCTCCATCTGCGATGCCGGATCTGCATCCGAAACATCATACTCCATCGCTAGGGAAGTTACGCCTGCGGTGGATGCGCCCTTCGCGGGCGCATAGATGAAATTCAACTTATCGAACTGGTATGTTTCATACGCGCTGGCGACCTGTGATAACCACGGGAAACTCGCTGGCAATCCGGGATTTACTGTCACCGTTGCCAGGGTCAATAGACCCGTGTTCACACTGCCGACCGATGCCACAAATTCTCGATGCGACAATCGGACCCAGTCCTTTCCAGATGTTATAGTTGGTTGCCGCGGACCAAAGCGTCGCGCTACTGACAGCGGCGCGAAGGTCATGCGGTCGCCTCCGTTACGAGGCTTATTGCCACGCCTAGCTTTATTGGGGCGGGCGGCCATTTTCATTTTCTTACCACGAACTGACAATTTAGTGCTCATGATTTCTACTACTCGTTGTACGGGCTAAGTAGGGGATGCAGGTAGCTCTCCTGGACTGTACATCGCTTCCACACAGTCAACCGTGCAGTCTCTCGGCATTTAGGCCAATTTTATTCAATTGAATATTATTAGGGAAATTGCTGTATGCAGCATATACATGTTGCGGCCATTTAGCACGGAAATATTGAGATCAAAATAGACCACCGTTTTGGTTGATTAAGGAGCGACCCCCTTTCGGTTTAAAGAACCGACACTTTTCTACCGGCTGGGTAATTAACAAGATACAAATCATGGTTAATGGCCCACTGCGGCTTCATCAACTCATATATGTATCTATTGTCGAGCGGCGTCAGGACTTCAAGCGAGTCCAGATAGGATTCTACAGCTTTCTGCGTACACACAGATATGCCATATACCTTTTCGACAATCAGCCGGTTGCACACGGGAATCGGTCGGTTGATTTCCTTTTCAATGTGCGCTAACTTGGGTTTTTGGGTTCCAAAAATTTGCTCTTCCCACCAAGTTTTTTAACCTCGGTACCCGCTAAAACGCAACCGTGCGTTTTTCGAGCACCGCAATGCATACCGAGCCAGCGCCTGAGCGATTGGACACCGGGGTAATTCATATGCCAGGCTGTAAGCCTTGGCTTTCAGCAACTCCATCATCTTTTGAGGTTTGCCGTGCATTGCTTGAGACGCCGTCCATCCGAATTTGGCCAACAGCTCCGCAGGGTCCGCGAGGTTGGACAGATCATCAGGATCAAACACCAAGCCGCAAAAGGATGCCTCGTTTAAGCGGTTGTGTTTCTCTATCTTGATGAAGAATCCTAACTCCTCGAACTCTTGGGATGTAGGGGCTTCATTACGGCAGACAAACAGGCCATCGTCTCCTTCGACCACTCCGTCGACTCCACCATTCTCAACAGTCATGCCACGTCGCGAGCATAAGAACAAAAAGACCATGAGATTGGTGAAACCGTTGCCAAGCGAAGTACACATTTCACCTGACATTCTGCGAGCCAGCACGCGGATTATCATGTTGGCCCTACCCTCCACGTTGCCGGCCATGCAGGTATTTATTCCGAGCATTGCCGTCATTACGTGGTAGAGTGAATTTTTATTCACATATTTTAACATATACATGTACAATTGCATTTCACAAACCTGCATTATTTCTTTCGAAAACAATGCCTCAAAACTAGTATAATCCGTGGCCACAATGTGATAGCCACTACGATTTAAAAGACTAATTATATAAGCCGGACGCTGCGGTACCGGCACATGTTTTATGAAGTGATGGTTTTTGTATAGTACAGCCTCTATCGCTTTAAAGATAGGACCCGCCACGCATTTAAATACATCACTGCGTGCTCGAATCCCGCGCGGATAGTTGAATTTTGTATAACTCTCAAGCTTGATGAACTGCCTCAACTTGTAATGTTTCCGAGACAGCTTGCGGTTGCAATCATCATAAGCCTTAGTTAATTCCAACTTTCTCCATAGAGGGTAGTTAGTATGTTCCAGCCATGTTTCAAAAGAGAGATCAACATTGGGAGCAAGTGGGTCAAGATTCGCTCGAATCCATCTCCGAACAAATCCGCCAAAA